GTTTAGTGATATGTTCAAATTTTGTAATATCTCCGTTAGATATTCCATAGAGTGCATTAAACCATCCCCACTTTGCTGTGAAAGCAGATGTTGAGCTAAAGCCTTCTCGTTCTTCTTGTCCAAAGAGTTCAGCATAACCATCGATAAGTCCTTCCCTAAATTGTAAAAAAAAACAATAGCACCTAATACTACATCTAATGGAAACTCTTTTGCTTCTTCGCTTGTGTCTGGGTTATAGTCTTTTATCTTGTATCTATGCCCTCTTTTGTGTTCTATTGGTCTGAACAATACATTTACTGCTCTATGTAAATTATCATTATCGCCTATAAAAGTATCTAAGTCCATATACTCGCCAAATGACATATCGTCTAACTCTGGTATAAAGCCATACTCTACTCCCTTGTGTTTAAACCTATTTATAAGCTGGTGTTGTGCATCAAACATACCATTTATTATCTCGCATATCTCTGCTATGTCTGTAGCTTTCATATTCCTTACTACTATCTCTGGTACATTACAAAATATCTCTACTATCTTTAATTGTATCGCAGAATCGTTAGTTTGGTCTAACTTGCTTTCTAACTTTGCAAACTCTTGGTATTGTTTAAGAGTTACATCATTTAAAGTTGTCGGTATTCTTAGATTAACTTTCATACTAATATATAAACGTTTTTAAATTATTTTAGTGAACAATATACTTACCTCTATTAGGATTTTGTAATTGATAGCCTACAGCGTATCTAACTGCATCTATCAAGTGATTGTACTTGTCTATTGGTGTATTTGATTTGCGTTCTAACCAGCGATAGTTGTTTAGTTCTTTGATGAGGTTTGTACTATCTGGACTTACCACTAAGTCATAGTCTTGTAGTAGGCTTATTCCGTATGTAACACTTCCTTGACCTTTTATACTCGGCTTTACGTTACAATGTCTTTTAAGCTCTGTTATTAGTCTTGGCTCTGCACTATCAGCTACTATCAAACCATCTCTTGCGTGTTTCTGATTTAAGTCTGCTATTTGTGATGTTGTTAGTCTTGGTAAGTAAAAGCACTCTTTTAAATATATAGTCTTATTAGCTTTGTCTATGTTTACCTCAACTAATGTAGATGGGTCTGCTGCAAATCCGTAATCTTGACCCCATACACTTACGCTACTTCTTTTAAACTCTCCTATAGTCCAGTTGCTAAATATAACACCCTCAGCTTTAGACATCCACGCACCTAACATCTGTTGTTTGTATTTCTCTGGTCGTCTTGACCTCATCTGTTCTATTTGGTCTATATAGCTTTTAGATAGGTTGTCTATGTTGTCTATGTATGTGGTGTGTATATAAGTAGTGTTTTCTTTTGTTGTATTGCTTCCCTCTTGTACACCTCTATCCTCAAAGAAACGTGTATATATAAAGTGTTCTTTAGTAGTTGGGTTTAGTATTAATATAACTCTGTTTTGCTTACCTTGTTGTCTTACTGATAAGTCTATTGTATCAAACTTCTGTTCGTCTGTTAGTTCCTCAGCTTCATCTACTACCCAAGTTGTAATACCTTGCAGAGATTTAAGGTTTGCAGTCTGGTCGCCACTTGATGTCTTAATACCTCTAAAGATTATCTTACTTCCTGTCTTTTTGTTTAGTATCTCGTCTTTTGTTATGTGGAAGTCGTGTACACAGTTAAAGAGTTCTAACTTATCTATGAACTCTGGTATGATTGATATATATGCTGAGGTTAATGTGTAACGAGTAAACAGGATTGTATGTCCTTGCTCGTATGTAAGCATAACTAAGAGAGCATTGATAGTAAAAGACTTTCCACTACCTCTACCCCCACTAACTATAAAGTACCTACTATCTTCACTAAGTATAGGTTTGTATTTCTTGTGTATCTCAATCAACGAACTTTATTAAATCTCTAAAGTTAATGTTTAAGCCTTCACTTGAATTTATATCTACGCTTTCTTTTGGTTTACCATATCGGTAACTTAGATATAACTGTACAGCTCTCATATCTCCTTTAGATACTAACTCTCCTAATTTAGATAATGCTTCGTCTTTGTCTATTATTGCATCTAACCTTTCTATTAGCTTTTGCTCTTGTGCTTTTGGTTTTCTACCAGCGCCTACTCTTGAGCCTCCTCTATTTTCTACTTTCATATTTTGAAAAACTTTGATTAATCAAACTATTAATATATAAACAGAATTAATTTTTTTTAGCCTAATAGTATTTCTTCTATCTGTTCTATCTGTTCATCAGTAGCTTTTGGCAGCTGTTTCATTAAGCATAGTTTAGTATCTCCTAATAGGTGTTCATATGTTAGCTCTAAGTTTTTATTGTATTTACAATGTTGTTTATATGAGTTTAAGCTATGTATTATACTTGCGTGTGTTGTAGTATATTTATTTTTAGCGTATTCTCTTACTATCTCCGTTAACCTCATATCGCATATATTAGACATATATGTGTTTGCTACGCTTCTCATTTCTATTACATCTGTTCTTCTTGTTTGTTTAAATATATCTATATTGTTAACTTCTAATATTATATCTCTAACTGTTTTTAATTCCATATCTATATCTCTTTATAAGTACTCTTTTTATTTGTTCTGCTATAGTAGTTTGTTTGTGTCGCTTCGTTACAAGATATAAACTTAACCTTGTCGTTATTAGGCTTTAGCTTATACCATCTACCATTCTTTTTTCTCCACAAGGATTTCATACTATTGCGTTGTCTAATTGTTGTATTAAGTGTCTTAACTCGCTTCTTTCAAACTTACCTGTTATTTCTGCATTGTAGGTTTTAAAAGTTAAGTGGTACATATCTTTCTCTGCTTCGTGTTTGTTTTCTCTTTTCCCTAAGTATTCTATATTTAATTTAAATTTCATATCGTTTTATTATATTGGCTCAAGGGTGCTTTACCCTCTTGTTCTAATTCTTTCTGTAGGTTACTTAAAGACCTCCAACAGATTTTTGCTGAATGTCTTATTCCATCTGTATCTATTGTACCAGCTTCTATTAAATGTCTTGCTAATGCGTCTAATTCGTCTGATGACTTAGCTCTATCCCAATGCAGAGGTTTATCTGGATGGTGTTGTTCATTACCAGCCCAAGATACTTTAGCTACCTCTCTTATTGCGTCTGGGAAGTATTTAAGTACTCCACTATATACAGGCATTTGTTTTCTTATGTATGCTGTTTCAGTACCACTAATATAATCAATCTTTTTTCTTTTCATCTTTCTTTTCTAATGTTAGTTTGATAGCTTCTATCTGTACATATAACTGAGCTACTATGTTTTCTAATCTAAGTATGCGTTGTATCTGTGTGTGTTTCTTTGCTTTCATTTATTTTTTTTAATTCGTTTTGATATGCTTTAGCAGCTTCTTTCTCATCTGTAAAAAGACCAAGATATTTAATTTTACCATTTATTCTTATAGCTGCTCTCCATTTTTTTTTATCCATATATACTCCAGTATATTTTGAAGTTCCACCTCTCTTGTCTTTAGAAGTATTTTGTCTATTTGTTATTACTTGCAAATTGTAAAGTCTGTCATTTAACTTATCATTATCTTTATGGTCTACTACCATTTTCAAACCGCAAGGCTTATGATTTAAAAAAGCCATAGCGACAAGCTGTGATATTTTGCAATTACCTCTATGCTTCCCATTTTTAGATAAACCAACTCTATATCTACCATTGCTGTTAAGACCTTTTGTCATTATTTTAGATTTCTTTGTTTTGTTATAATTTAAACTTTTAACATTACCTAAATTACTAACCTTATATCTCCCCTCATATTCTGGTATATCTCTCCATACTTCAATACCTATTCTGCTTAATAAACTTGCTATCATAATTCTCCTGTTAAACAATAGTTATCTAAGTCTGCACCCTCTATAAAGAACTTGTTGTATAAGTCAAGTGCTTTCTCTACTTTCTGTTCTCCTCTGTAGTAAAACTCTTCAGAGCAGTTAAATATACCTATATCTAATGAGCCTTTATCTAATACTAAAAAATAGAAGTCTTTATACTCTTTGTTAAATAAGTTACAGTATAAGTAGCATTGTACGTCATATCCGTACTTATTAGCACTCCAGCTAAAGTCTTTTATGTTTGTTGTAGTCTTTAGGTCTACTATTCTATTTGTAGCTAATACATCTGCTTTACCTCTAAATGGGAAGTCTAATACATTATCTATTGCTGGTATCTCAAACTCTGCTTTAGTTATTAGTTCCTTTGCGTGTTCATTTCTGTAGAAAGCATCTACAAGTCTATCAGCATCACTACGTTCTTTAGCAGTAAATACTCTTGGGTTTTCAGCTTTAGCCTCTTTAAACTTCTTAGTGTTCTTAGATTGTACATCTATAAAGGTTTGTGCTGCAAATACCTCTGGCTCTAATATAGCTGTGTGAAATAGCCATCCATCTCTTAATGCTTGACTTTCTCCACTACCATACTCTAAGCTAAACTTATATGTCTTAGGACTTGACAGAAGTTGTTTAAGGCTACTACTACTAAGTGCTAACTTGTTTAGTTCTCCATAGTAAAAGCTATCATCTTCCATACGTTCTAATAGTTCTACTCTGTCGTAGTATTTACCATCAAGTAATTTTATTTTAGATTTCATATTGTTTTAATTCTTCTTTTAGTTTTAGTATCTCTTTGTTCTTATCGTTTCTTACAAGAGTTTCTCTTTTAGTTATTATATCTAACTCAGTAAGTAATGTATTGTTAAACATACCAATCTCTGTAATAGCTTTTACACAATTAGTTACGTCTTTATTGTTTGGCTTTTGTTTATGCCACTCCATTAACTTATCTGCTAAAAAAGTAAACCATTGATTGTATGCTTGTTTCTGTAGTAAATTCATCTTGAACTTCCTACTAAGTAACCTAACATTGCACATATAAAGAACGCAAAGAATAAACATAGTTGTAAAACAACTTCTCTTTGTCTTTCTCTTTTCAGCTCTTTAGCCTCAAGTTCTTTTTCTGTATAAACTTCTATTCTGTTTTTTCTTGTTTGGATATGTAATCCTGTCTTTGTCTTTTTCATTTTATTGTATATTAAATATTACACTTCTTATGTATTCTGCTCTATCAAGCAGTTTAGCTTCTGTTGATTTGGGTAATCGTCTTACAAGCATATTAGCACTTAGAGTTGTTTCTATATCTCTAAGCTCTTTGCGTAAGTCTGTTAGTTGTGTTCTCATATGTTTTTGTTTTAGTATCCTAATTCTAATTTACTTTGAAGATTACAAGCGTATCTACTATACTTGTACCCCTTACTAACTATCTTTTTAGTTTCATTGTTATAAACGTAAAATAGTCCGTTTTCGTTTTCGTGATTTTCTATTATTACTTCGTAAGTTTGCATTTGTTTTTGTTTTATATTACAAATATAACAAACTATTTGAGTTATAAACAAATTATAAACATACTTTTTTACGAAAACTTACGAAAACTTTTTCTCTACTTCTTAAAATCGTTTAAATTTATTATAGATGCGTGGCTTTCATCTATCAAATAACAAGGCTTTAATAGTTTCTTTTTAGTCCATAGTGTTGTGTCAGGACAATAGATATCCTGTACCTTTAAGTCCTTTAAGTTGTTTAACCAGAACATATAATTACCTTTAGGGTCATTAACAAAGTATAATGCTATCTTACCTGTTTCTATTAGCTTATCGTACTTGTAAACCTCAAGCATCTTATCTTTATAATAAGTCTTTCTAAATTTCATTTCAATAACAACCTCAGTACCTTTTGTACTTGT